TATGTACCAACAGACTACGACAACCCTACGATTCATTAAACAAGGCTAATTGATTGAGACGGGTGTCTCTTTCGAACGTGTACCACGCCCCGCCCGTGGAGCCGAAGGCGGGATTTTTTAAACAGTTACCAGAATCATTTGCCCAGATACCTTCGGTGTCGTATGGCTTAGTAACCCATTCTTATATGTGTACACGTTACTCTCGTAATACGTTGTCTTCACCTCAGAAACCCTGTTGGTCTCTCTGGCTTGCATGCGATCAACCTCGATCTTTTGTATCTGATGTTTGGCGTTCTCAGGCATTGCGTGAACGCTGTTAGG